ACACGTCCACAACGAAATCCACCCCACGCAGAACTTCACCGTTCTTCAGGCGCTGCGCGACATGGACCGCACCGCCCCATAGGGACAGTGCGATGGCGTAGACCCACGGCAGGTATTCCTGGACCCATCCGAACCGCTCGTTCATCCTGCGCCCCTTACGTTGGGGTTCGTGCCGGCACTGTTGCGATTCACGTCGGCGGCTTGCTCGGCTGCGGTGCGCGCGGTCATTTGCGCGTTGAAGGCTTGGTAGTACGCCACCGCAAGGTTCGCGTTAGCGACGTATTCGGCATCTTTCGAGTAGCAGCGGTACAGCGTGTAGTTGACGATCGCAGGCACCCACGTGCCGTCCAGATCGAGCGTGCCGTTCTCGGTGGCGTTGGCCGGCTCGGCCGAATACACCACCTCCAGCGAACCAGTGCCGCTCGAAGGCTGCGGCGGATAGACGTAGAAGACCTTCTGGTTCTGCGGGTCGAACGTGTAGTGCTTGACCTCGGCGCTCGCCGTGGAGGCGTGCCAGCCTGGGAGCTGGGCGTCCAGAATCTCGCGGGTCACGGCGCGCGGCGCGGTGCCTGCCGTGGCGCCACCCACACCCATGTTGCGAACGATGTCGATCAGGGTTGTGCCGTCCGCAGGGATGCCCTGTTTGGTCCCGGCAACCAGATTCACCACGCTCGTCTTGACGCAGGCGTCAGGCTTGAAAAAGCACACCTCCCGCGCGGCGTCGGTGATGTACTGGAGTTTTTCGGCCAGCGGCCAGCGGATATGCGTCGTGTCTTGCAGGAGCTGCGACACCCGCGTGACGACGTCGTTGACTTGGATTGCAGCCATGCGCTACCTCAAACAAAAGCGCGGGGCTCAACCCGCAAATTGGCCCTGGAGAACCCCTTGTTGCGCTCGACCGCCGCCGCGTTCACCCCTGCGTTGAACCGCCCGGTGTAGTAGATCGCCGCCTGCGGGTCGTAGAACGCGTGCCCCATCATGGCTTTGAGTCGTGAGAGCGTGCCGTGCTTGATGACCTCAAAGTGCTGGTCGTAGATCGCATCTGGGACGACCCCGTCCGTGCGGGTCGGGGCATACGCCACGGTGGCGGTCAGTGTGCCGGTCGCATCCGGTACGGGGGTGAGGCGGAAGGTCTCTGGGTTCACCACGACAAAACCGACCGGGCTACCCTGCACGGTGCGCCACTGCGGCAACGCGCGTTCGACTTGCTCAAGGGTCAGGGGTGGCAGGGTGCCCTCCCCGTCGATGTTGACGCTCACGATCTGCACGATCTGGCGTCCGGTTGGGGCGGATAGTGCGTACTCCGCAACCCCCTCGGTAAGCGTCACCGGATCAGCCTCTTCCTGCCAGTACAGGCTCTTGCGACAGAACTCGATGACGGCCGTGCGCACCGCCGACAGAATCAGCGGATTGGACGCGCCGGAACACTCCACCGCGATGTCCGGGATGAAGGTCTCAAGCGCGACCGTCATGCTTATTCACCCACGTCCAGGTCGTCGAGAAAGTCCGGGATTTCGCCCAGATCGTCGGCCTCGACTTCGGGCACTTCGACCGGCGCGGCCTTTTTAGCACGGGGCTTGCGGGTCGGCTTCTCGACCTCTACTTCGACAGGTGTCTGGGCTGCGTCGGCGAAGAACGCTTCGCCTTCGTGGGTCAGGTAGACCTGACCGCTGACGACCTCGGCCAGCACGACGTGCTTGCGGTCGACAACGGCGATGAATTTGGGGAAGCAGTTCTGAACGCGCGGGTCGTCGTTCAGCTTGTCGTAGAGACTCATGTGGGGCTCCGAAATGGGGCTTTGCGCTTGTCCGAATATACTGTTTAGGCGTAAGCGGGTCAATGGGCTGCAAAAACAAAACAGGGGCCGAAGCCCCTGTTCCACGTGTTACGGTCGTAGCACGTTAGTTAACCAGTGCAACAGCCAGGGCCTTCGGCAGGAGAGTTTTCCAGCCCATGACGTTCAATCCACGTACGAGGTCCCCGAAGTCGCGAGGATTTCGCAGAGTCTCGAGTTTCGTCATCTGGCTAGCGAAGGTCACAGCGCTCTTGTGGCCGGCCATGAGCACGCGACGAGCAGCCGTACCGGCAGCGGCATCGCCCCAGTAGTCCTTAGTCGCCGCAGCGGCCGGGAGCTGGTTGGTGACGTACACCATGAAGCGGTCGATCATGCCGATCTTGCCGTTACGAACCATCGACTTGTCGTCACCCATGAACTGCGCTTGCGCGAGGTTCGACTGCATCAGCAGGTTGCGGGTGTACGGGTCGATCAGCAGCCAGCGGTCGGTCTCGGGGACGTTCTGCTCGTCCAGCACGCCAGCAAGGGCGGTCAGGGTCTGAAGAACGTTCGAGCCGGTCAGCGCGATCGGCGAAGCGGCGGTGCCCAGGTTGTACTTGCCGGTCTTGGCGCCCGCAGTGGCGCCCTGGTTGGCCGCGTCGGCGGTCGAGCTGATGCCCGGAAGGGCCGCGCTGTCGCCGTGGATCACCGCCTTGTCGATGGCGATCTTCATCTGCATGGCCGCGTCGTTGGAGAAGGTCTCCATCATGTTCGGCTTGGACTGATGAACGATGACGTCGTTGACCTGGAACTGGAACGACTTGGCGCGGTCGATGACCAGCTCGACGGTCGACGGAGTCGGCACGGCGTAGTTCAGATCGCCACCGATCTTGTAGTCGGCGATGGCGATATCCGGCACGTTGTTGATCACGACCTTGTCGCCCAGGTTGGCGATGTCGCCCTGGAAGTCGGTGTTGGTGATCTCGGTCAGGCAGGTCGAGGTGTAGAACTTGCGGTTGAGCTTGGAAGCCCACAGCGTCGGGATGAAAGTACCCGAGTAGTTCACGCCAGCGTAGTTACCACCAGCGGTGGTGGGGGTGCCGTGGTAGCCAACCAGCGGGGCGGAAGCGGTTACAGTAGCCATGTTGGATTACTCCTTGGATTCAATAAGGGTCGTCTCGTACATGGCTCCGGGGCTCACCACTGAACGCGGCCTTCTGCGAGCGCCTGCTCGGCCTGCGCCACGAGGGCGTCGGCTTTCGCTTGACCCATGTCGCGGATGTTGCGCGGGTCGTAGGCGCGCTCGAATTCAGCGCGGGTCCAGATTTTCCCAGCGGGCGCAGTAGGCGCGCTGGCGGTTGCCTTGGCCGGAGCCACTTGACGCTCCAGTTCCTGGCGGACTTGTTGACGCTGCTGCGTCTGACCTTGTTTACCCGTCAACACCTTGTAGGCATTGAACACGTTCGCCACCCGGTCAGCGTCGAGATTCTGCGCGGCAGCATCGAGTGCGGCCTGACGCGTCACCCCGTACACCGGGTCGGCTTCGCCCAGCCACGACAGGAAACCCTGATCCACGTTCACCGCCTCATAATCGGGAACGAGTTGGGCGAGTCGGTTCACGAACCGATCCTGCGCGCTGGTGGCAACCTGCTGGTCGACGTTCGACAGTCGTCCTTCGAGCTGCTTGATGTATGCCTGCATCTGCGCGGTCTGTTGCGCCACGAGGGCTTCAGCCATACGCTTCGCACGACGATCGACAGCTTCGATCAAATCCTCGCCAAAAACTTCGGCGTCGTTGTCTTTCTCTGCCGCTTCCGCCTCTTTCGTCTTGGCGGTCTTCAGGGTCTCGACCTCGGAGGCCAGATTCTGGAGGTGGTGCTTGAGGGTCTGGACTTCCTGCGCCTGCTGCTGGTTCAAACCGTGCAGGGCGTTGGCGCGACTGCGCCAGTAGTCCACATCCTCCTCGCGTCCAGGCTTGGCTTTGAGTTCAGGCTGCTGTTGCGGCTCTTGCGGTTCAGGTGCGGGCTGCTCGGTCTGAACAGGCTCGACAACCGGCTGATCAACAACCTCGGCGGAACCTTCGGTGACGTCACCTTCGGGCTGTCCGTACAGTTGCTTCTCCAGTGCTTCGGCTTCGTCGATCTGGCGCTGAATCGCTTCGGGGAATTTACTCACTTGAGTCTCCATCGCTTCCGGGTTGGCCGGGGAGCTTGGGTTGAAAAATCATCGTCTCGCCAGCTTTGCCGCCAACACTTCACCGTTCTCGATGAGGTCGACCAGCTCTGCTGCAAGCGCCGCCCTGCCCTGCATGGTCCGCCACACGTCCTCATGGGGGGTCTGACACATCACCTCCTGAGCGTCCTGTCGGCAAGCCTTCAGGTGCGCCACAACGGCGGCAAAGTCAGGCGACCTCAACTTGAGGAAGGTGGTCGCGGTATGCAGGTCAACACGGTTCATACTGTAGCTATATACATGCTTACACGTAAGCACGTCAAGTGTGTTGGTGCCGATTGTCTCGGCGCCCCGGAACCTGCCGGGTCAGGTGCGCGCCCGTGTGAGGGGCGCGCGAGGGGGATTAAAGTTTTCGGATTGTCACGTTTGACCACTCCGTCCCAGATGTCCCCCCGTACCGCGTCAGCGACACGGCTATGTTGGTCACTGCCGTCCCGTTGACCTCGCGCGGAATGCGGAAATTAAACAGCACACGCCGCCACGTCGCAAACCCCGTCGCCGCATATTTTTTGGAAATGCTCCACGCGCCGCCTATGGTGTTAATAATCACTTCGCATGTGTCGGTCGCTCCGTCAGTAGCGCCCTTGCAGTAACCGTTGAATTGGAAAATTTCCCCTGCAAAACCATTCCTCGTACAGTCTCGGATTGTGTAATAGGGGGCATTTTTCCCAGGGAGGATTGTTACTTTTGCCCCATTATTGTATCCGCCTGTTGGCGAAATCGTGTTCCACGTGCCGCCGAGCTTTTCCCACAGACCTGTGTTTCCATCTGACAAGCCCGCGAACGACCCAGCACCAAATAGCAAATCCAGTCGGTGAGTTGAGTTTGTCACATACGGCAAGCTCGACGGCAGCACTATATCCAGCAGCCCAGCGTCTCGTTTTTCGACAACATAGTCCAGCCACGCTGTATAGTCCGCCAGCGAAATTTTTCCTGCGGTGCCAATTAAACCGGCATGGTTCATCACGCGGACTGATTTTTTTTCCGCGATGCAGATGTCGATGAGCTCTTTAGATGTTGCGAGGGTCTGCTCGTCGATCGTGAAATGACTACGCCCGTATCGGTACAAATTCGGCTCGCTCGTGATCGGGACGGCAGTAGGGCCGCTATACGCTTCTGCCAAATCGTAGTGGCTCATCAGCAGGCGGCCGACCTCGCCGCGCCAATCGTCCAGCACGAGCAGCTTATCGAGCGCGGTCGGGGACAGCCCCGGCATTGCCCAGCCTTTTACGTCCATGCCGTTTTGCTGCGCGATCTCTTTGCAGGTCACTATTTCATCGTACATCCCATTATATGTATCGGGATATACGTCATGCGTCATGCCGTGCGTGAAGAACTCCATTCCATCCTGCTGCCAAGCAGCGACTGTCGCCCACGTAGGATTTGTCGGAGTTGTGCCATCCAACTCGGTCACATGGCAGTTCATCTGATACGGCAGCGCACGCGCGTCAAGTAGAGGCTTTACCGTGCCCTGGAACGCCTTGGTGTGGTGGTCGAATCTCAGAGCAAGCGCCCCTTTTTCTCCGACGCCGAGCCGCCCCCGTCGCCGAAAATCGTAATCCATCCGCGACAGCTCGCGATCAAAGTCCGTCCTCAACTGCTCATGCCCGGCTGAGATGCTCATCCTTTTTGCAATCCCCCCACCCGGGCTCGTTGTAGCCCGGACAAGGCCAAGGCTCTTGCCGTCGACGTTGAGGTCGGTGATTTCACCTTGGGAACCCACAACCCCGTAGATGTCATTGATGAGTGTTGTTTGTGTCATTTCATGAAGTCCTCATGGGGCTGAAAGTGT